GCCGCGGAGCGCCCGCGAGGAGCGCGCCGACGTGACTCGGCTCGACTGCCATCGCGGAGACGCCGGGACTCACGCGAGCGCCCGCGCCGCCGCTCTCTTCTTGAGCCTTGCGGACGAGATAGAGCTGTTGGAGCCCCTCGACCCAGTCCTCGCCCGGGTCGCCGCCCCAGAGGAGCCACGCGACGAATCCGGGGGACTCGGAGCCGGGGACGTCGTCGACGCCCTCCTCCCAGTCGCTCTCATGGCGCGCGAACCACGCCGGAGCCTCGACCGTCGCCCACTCCTCCGACTGAGGCTCCCCGTCCGCGATGGAGTTAGCCCGACGGATGGTCTCCGGATTCGGGTCGCCGGAGCGTCCCGCCTGGTGTAGCTCGACGCCTCGACGCGCCGCGTCGCGGACCGCCTCGGGAGGTGTGAGCTCATCTTGCGTGAGGAGAGGCATTAGACGCCCTCGGGGATGATGGAGGAGGGAGGAGAGAGCGGAGCGGGACGGAGCGTCCGACCGAGACGCTCACGCTCGGAACGGACCTCCGCCGCGCGCGTCGGAGCCGGGAGCTCGAGCGCCTGACGGATAGCGCGCTCGTCCTCCGCGCTCGGAGTGATGACGCCCGCGGAGAGGAGCTGGACGACGTCCCCGACCTTCTCGACCCACAACGACGAGCGGATGCCGGAGTACGTCAGACGCGGGAGCTCATCGAGCGGAATCGGTCCGATGTTCGCGAGGACGATAGCCCGGAGATACCCCGCGAGCCCCTCGCTTACCCACTGACAGAGGTCGCCCGCCATTTGCGCCGCGAGCTCCGCATGGGTCTGCGCGGTCGCGTATGCGCCGGAGCTCGACGCGCTCCCGAGCGCGAGATGCTGAGCATAGAACGCTTGAAGGATTTCCCTTGAGAGCGCCTCGATGGTCGCGTTCAGTCCCTCGACCGAGCTCGGAGCGGAGAAGGTCAGCGTCGCCCACGATGGGAGGACGAGCGCGCTCTCCTCATGGGAGGTGTATCGACGGAGCGTCTCGAGGAGCTCGTCGCGAGCCGCTTCATATTCGGTCGTCGATGGCGCGGAGCCATTGACGCGAGCGAGGCGCTCTTCGTCGATGCTAATCGTCGGAGTCGGGACCGCGTAGCGCTGGGAGAGGACCTGTCGGAGCTGAGCCGCTCGACGGTAGTCCTGAGCGAGCGGCTCGACTTGCCGAAGAAGTCCGACGCCCTCGACGCCTTCCGAGAGCGAGGGCCAGACGAGATGGACGAGCCGCTCATAGGGGATGCGGACATCGCCGACGCTTGAGAGGCCGCCCGGCTCGCGGAGCCACTGGTCGACCGCGACGAGACGCCGCCCCTCATAGACCCATCGCCGGATGCTCGACTGGTCGCGAGGTTCAAGGTCGATGTAGGTCGTCCCCTGGTAGGGATACGCGACCATCTCCGCGAGCGAGAAGCCGTAGAGAGCGCCGACGAGGAGCTGACGGAGCCGCGCCTCCCAGCTAGGGAGCGCGAGGACCCGACCATCCCACTCGATAACCGGAGCCGAGTAGCCGCCGAGACCGAGCGTCCGCCGGATGACCTCCGCCGCCGCTTCCGAGGCCGGAGAGTCCGGAGCCGGAGCGACATCCCATGTCGCTGACGTCGCGAGTCCGAGGAGCGCCTGAGCGCCGACGGCACACGGAGCGCATCGCATCGCCTGACGATACGCCGCAATCCGCGGAGCGACCGCGACGAGACGCTGATTCGTCTCCCCGTCATTGACTGGGAGGGACTGAGTCCCGACGCCCTGACCGGGGACCGCCTCGGGAGCGGAGTAGCTCTGGACTCGGGTCGTAGTCGCCACGGGCCAGAGACTAGCACAGACCGTCAGAAGATGCACACCCCGTCAGGACACGCACGCCGGAGCGTCGCTCGAGGCGCGACGCGGGGTCGTCTACCGATGACCGGACGGAGCTTTAAGAGCCTCGGTCCTGACGGGGGATGCGGAGAGATTGTCGGGGTCGGGCCCTCTCGACGCGCCGCCGCGACCCATTCGCGCCATTCACGCCGAGAGGTTGACTCGCCAGACCCGGGCAGCGACTCCCGAGGACGACCCCGGGGAGAGAGTACACGACGCGCGGAGGTTGTACACGCTTTGAGTTAGCGCTCGTCGAGCACCATCGACGGACCGCGACGCGCTGGAGCTGGTCGAGGCTCTCGCTCTCGAGGAGCATCCGCGAGGTACCAGAGGACCTCCCGGACCGCGTAACGGAGGCAGTCCGCGTGATGGTCATGGGTCCCGTCTTTCGCGGGTCGCCCTGGCTGTCTCTCATCCCAGCGGTAACCCGTGAGCGCTCGAGCGAGCGTCCGCCGCGAGGCCGGAGCGCGGAGGCCCGCATCGTAGAGACCGCGGTCGACCGTGAGCGCGCCTCTCTCCAACGCGAGATTAACCCGCGTGCATCCGGAGACGATGTCCCGCCGCTCCGGGTCCCGCTCCACTCGCGGGAGGATACCCAGCCCGCGAGGATGAGCGAGCCCGACGAGGTCGAGGTCCGCGACGCCCGTCTGAGCTGACCGAGCCGCGCCCGCTGGGTCCGCGACGATGGAGTCGACCGGGATGCTCCTCGACCCCGTGACCCAGAGCCGACGAGGGACGAGCTCCGCCGAGAGGCGCGCGAGGAAGTCCGGGAGGGTCTCATCGTCGGGAGCCCACTCCCGGAGGACGTGCCATCGACCCCGCGTGAGCTCGACGAGGAGGAGCGCGCATGGGAACCGGAGACCGAAGTCGAGAGCGAGCATCGTCCGCATCGACCCGAGGTCGACCGGGACGTCGACCGCGCATCGCTCCGGAGCCCATGCGTAGAAGACGGACCCGACGGGAGGGAGCGGGCGATTCTCGACGAGCGCCGCATAGTCCCGCGCCGGGAGTGTCTCTCTCATCCGGTCGAGCCATCCGGCCCCCAAGTAGCGCGCATTCTCCGCGCTCTGGGGGAGGTAGGTCGCGCCGCCGATGTCCCGCGTCCGGTCGACCCACCATGCAGGCTCGACCGGGATTCCGCACGTCACGACGAGCGGACGACACTCGACGCCCTCGAGGTCCCGGACCGGGACGCGAGCGCGAGACCTCGCGACGTCGAGCACGTCAGGCCGGAGGACCTGACACTCGTCGACTAAGACCGCGTGCGCGTTCAAGCCCTCGATAGGTGATGAGCCCGGCCCGCTATTCGCCGGGGTATCGAGATGCGCGAGCAATAAGCGGGAGCCGTTGCTCCAGACGAAGGCCTGCTCTGAGGCGGAGTAGACGACCGCGGACCCCGCGAGGAGCGAGTGAAGATGCGGGAGATGCACGTCGCGGAGACGCCGGAAAGAATCCATGCCGACGACGACGAGCGCGCCCGGTCGCGTCTCGCAGAGGGTGACCGCGAGCGCGCATAGGGCGAGGCTCTTCCCTGACCCTAAGCCGCCGCGGACCGCCGCGACGTCTCCCGACCATGACCCCGAGAGGCCCGCCGCGAGGAAGCGCCGCTGCCACGGGAGCGGGTCGAGCTCTGCGATTCTAGGCAATCTCAGCCCCGAAGAGCCCGATCTGCTCTCCTCGGTCACGGCTCCCGGTCTGAGCTTCCGCGATGCGACCTCGAGCGAGATCGCAGATAGCAGGGTCGCGCTCGACGAGGAGACACCGTCGACCCTCGAGGACGCACGCGACGCCCGTCGACCCAGAGCCTCCGAACGGGTCGACGACGAGGCCGCCCTCGGGAGCGACCGTCCGCACGATGCGACGCATGAGGTCGACGGGTTTCTGGGTCCAGTGTTCTCGGTCGTGATGATTCATCCGCGGGACCGTGAGGACGTTCCCGAACTCGACCGAATGGTAGACGCCGGAGCCGTTAGTAAGGACGAGGCACATCTCATGCTGAGCCCGAAACCCGGTCCCGAGACCCGCGACGCCCTTATTCCAGACGACGAGATTCGACAGGCGGAGCCCCGCCGACTCCATCGCCGGACCGATGTTCGCGACCTGTCGCCAGTCGCAGAAGACGCACATGACGCCGCCGGAGACGAGCACGCGCGCCGCCTCAAAAGCCATCGACCGGAGGAGCCACATAAGGCCCGACGTCCCCATCTGGTCCCCGACGAACCATCCATTTGCTCGGAGATTGTGCGACATGAGGCCCTGACCGATAGCCGCCCGACGCGCCGTCTCCGTGAATCCGCCCGACGCATAGGGAGGATCGGTCACTATCGCGTCGACGCTCTTCGGCTCGAGGCGCTGGAGCTCGGTCAGCGCGTCGCCGTTGATTACCATCATGCGGTCCCCCTCGGAGGCTCGTCGTCGCCGTGAGCCTCGGAGGGCATCGCGACCAGACGACGGAGGAGAGGCCCGACCTCCGCGCCCTGATGCACGTGCGTCGTCACGACGACCTCCGGTTTCTGCGGCCAAGCCTGAGCGTCGAGCCGCTCGAGGAGCCACGCCGACGCCCTCCAGTCCCGCTGCGCCTGGTCGATGATGTGCTGGACGAGCGCGACCTTCGTCTTCTCTTTGACCGCATCCCAGCGCGCCGCGAATCTCGCATAGACCCCGCCCTCGCCTCGACGACTCATCCAGAGATGGATGACGTCGACCGAGACGCCCGCCTCCGCCGCCGCATACTTGATGACCCCGAGACGCTCCATCGCGCCGCATAAACGCTCGATGGTCTCTTCGGTACAGAGGGACGGACGACCCGGCTTCTTATGGACGGCTTTCGGTTTCTTCGGAGTCGGCATTAGGCCGCGACCGCGCCGAGGAGGAGGGACCGCGCCTGAGCGACGAGCCGCTGAAGCGTCTGGACTCGATGCTCCGCGCCGAGGTCCGCGAC